TCCATGTAGTTTGTTGGTGATGTTGGATTTATTGCTCGTGCTCGTTGACCAGACTGGTATGCGTTTGGAGATGGAGATGAAATGGTAAAAGTTTTTGAGCCAACTCCAATAGTGTTTGATGTAGTAGAAGTAACACCAAAATATCCAGCGCCTGTAGCACCAGTCGCACCAGCGGCACCAGCAGAACCAGTTGCTCCAGTGTCGCCAACGTTACCTTGAACACCAGTAGGTCCTGTTGCGCCAACTGGACCTGTAGCACCAGTAGGACCAGTAGCACCAGTAGGACCAGTAGGACCTGTAGCACCGATTAGTCCTTCTAGCCAAGATGCTTCAGTACCGTCCTCACCGTTTGCGACGGCAACCTCAAAAGCACTAAGACCAGTTGCACCAGTTGCACCTTGAGGACCAGTAGCACCTGTAGGGCCAGTAAGTGATTGGCCCGTAGGTCCTGTAGCACCCGTAGCACCAGGCGTGCCGGGAGTACCGCTTGGGCCAGTATCTCCAGTAGGACCTTGAGGGCCAGTAGGACCTGTTGCGCCTGTCGCACCAGGGTCACCAGGGTCACCGGGAGTACCGCTTGGGCCAGTATCTCCAGGCGGCCCTTGAGGACCAGGAATCCCCTCTGGACCTGTCGGACCTTCTGGACCCGTTGGACCTGTAGCACCAGTAGGGCCTGTTGCACCAGTTGCACCTTCTGCGCCTGGTGCTCCTGGTGCTCCTTCTGCACCCGCAGCACCGTTTGCACCCGCAGCACCTTCTGCACCCGCAGGACCAGTGGCACCTGTAGGACCAGTTAACCCAGTCAATCCAGTTGCTCCGGCAGGTCCGGTAGCACCAGTCGCACCAGCGGCACCAGCAGAACCAGTTGCTCCAGTGTCGCCAGTCGGTCCTGTTGCGCCAGTAAGTCCTGTTGGACCTGTTGCCCCAGTTATACCTGTTGGTCCAGTAGGTCCAGTTGCACCATCACTTACTGTATATGGGACAAACTTTGCCCCATCAAAACGAAGCACTTGACCAGAAGAAGCCCCAGAAGTATCTACCTCAATGCCATCAATAAATAAAATCGGAACCTTGAGAGTGTCGTCAGTCTTAAGGACATTTGCTGCATCGCGATATAGGTTTACGTCACCAGCAGCAGAGCCATCGCCCCAAACAAGTCGTCCACCGCCCTGAACTTGCAATCTTGCATAAGTTTCGCCATCAAGAAAAATTGTTAAACCATCAGAGCCAGCAGAAGATAACTGCTTGATTGTGATTGGTGTTATAAATTTTTGAGCCATGACCTCAGTCGTCTCTTATGATGGGCCCCTCGGGGCAATATTTACTTAACCTGTTACAATAATTCTGTATGCGCCGTTACCAATAGCACCCAAAAGGGTAACGCTGACTGTGTTGACATCGGTACGGGTGACATCACCAATAACTGTGGCCCCTGAAGCGACTTCCACAATCTGAACAATTACATCAAGAGTGTTGAAGTTGTGAACCACTGACGTTGTTGAAACATTGTCAGCGTGAGCAGCACAGGCTTTAGTAGCAATACGGGCAAGTGCTGGGGTGCTTGTTCCGCGACCTGTTGCTTCAGCGGCTGTTGATGCCAAGTTGGTACGAGCAGTTGCTTCGGTCGTTGCGTTAGTACCACCATTAGCGATAGGGAGTGTTCCAGTGACACCAGTTGTCAACGGAAGTCCAGTTACGTTAGTGAGCGTTCCTGAGGCAGGGGTGCCTAATGCTGGGGTAGTAAGCGTAGGGCTAGTGAGCGTTTTGTTAGTAAGGGTCTCAGTGCCTGCTAAGGTGGAGAGAGTTCCCGTTGTGGGCAGGGTTACGCTCGTAGTGCCGGTTGTGGTGAGCGTCGTAGCGTGTGCACCAGAGGTAGTGAGGTTCCCGCCCAAAGTAATGGTTTTGCCGGTGTTGTCCACTCCAGTACCACCGTACTGGCCGGCAATGGCTGTGCCGTTCCATGTGCCGGTAGCAATCGTCCCAAGTGTCGTAATTGTTGCTTGACCTACATAGGTAGTATCGATATCGATAGCGTCTGAAGAAACAGAGATACGACCCGCTGTTCCAACGGCGTTAATCGTAGCCCCACTCTTAGTAAGACCATCGCCAGCAGTGATTGACCCAGCGCCAGAGAACTGAGCCCAAGCGATTGCGTCTGTACCTACAGTAATGGCTCCGTTGCTTGTAACAACCCAACCAGAGTCTGCGTTTACGGTACCTTCTTCAACGAACGTGAAGGCCCCACCGGACACTTCACCAGTGCCATCAAAGTCCGTTGCACGAACTGCAGCGCCAGATGCTTGAACTACGTAAATACCGTTTTCAGAAGCAGTACTTTGGTTCTTTACGAGGACACGGTCGCCAGTAGCAAGCGTTACTCCGTCAATTGCATCGTCATTTTCTAGGCCAGAAGCGAGAAGAACAGCAGCGGTAGTTGCCGCACGAACTGACTGCTTAACGTCCAGGCCCGAACGAGCCGAGTCTACATACCCCTTGGTAGCGGCGTGACCGGCATCGGTGGGTTCAGCAACACTTATATTGCCGCTTCCATCGCGTTTTACAAGTTTGCTCGCAGTGGCGGCTGAAGTTGCTCCATTGAGGTCACCAAAGAATGCGGCACTGAGTAAGCCTGCACTATCGGCATCGGCGACATTGAGGGTGAGAGTTACGGTGCCATTTGACTCAGAAACTGTAAGGGCTTCAGCGATTCCTGCGCCACCACCAGAAGCAATGCTATGTACTGTCTTCCGCCATGCGCTGTTTGCGTAGACCATAAGGCTGTATGTTGCAGTATTGAAGTACATCCGGCCTTCAAAGTTGCCGGAAGATGGGTTTGTAGCCAGGGCCTCAAATTTGGCATTAATCAGTTGATTACTGTTTAGGTCAATATTTGTAAGAAATTTTTGTGCCATTTTTACTTCACCTTATGTTAGGTATGCTTTTCCAGAAAACGCCGCAGAGAACGTAACCGTAATCCGAGTATTACTATTGTATTGTACATCACCAAATACATGGGTATCTGCAGAATCCACAATGGTTACCTGTGGCTTGCCTCCGAGTGCGTGGTCTATGACCCATGTTGCTGATGCGGTTGCTTGAGTAAATTCCAATCTATTTGTAAGCGCGCTAGAAGGAGAAGTTGAGCGAACAACAACTAGGTTTGGTGCATCCTGGTCAACAGTTACATTGTTGGGAGTATCTTGATAAATGTTTACATTGTTTGGAAGCGTGTTACTCATCGTGTCACCTCAAGAGAAAGAGTGAATGTTCCTTGAATAACTCTTGATACGAGTCCGGTAGAAGAAATGATTTCAAGGTCATAGACTCCGCTAGAAGTAAGCGCCGCAGTATCCGCAGCACTTATAGATAGCGTTATCAGACCGGCTGCGCCATTTATGGATATTCTTCCATTTTCGGTTGTCAATGAAATCAATGGGTTTCCGGTCGAATCAACATACTTTCTTACCTGCATTCGTGCCGTATGACCCGTGAGCGGGTAGGCCTCGTATTCGGCTGGGTTCTGTTCCGTTGGGGTTCTTGGCTGCTCAAGGGCTATGACGCGTGCAAAACTAGACCCTTGCTGACAAAGCATGTTGTAATTTCCTGCAATCATTTTTCCGCCCGCATTACGTTTATTTGGATATACATATTGTGCCTCATTAAGTCATCACAGAACAGCAGTACCGAGTACGCCATAAATAGGGTCGCCAAGGGTAAGCGTGAACTCCTCCACCACTCTGTGAGTAATTGAGTATCCAAGAGGTCTCGCTGGTTCAACAACAGCCAATACTTCCGGGGAGTCAGTAAACTCAGCAAAAGTCAAACCTGTTGTACCGAGAGTAATTGCCACTGCTGTTGTCAGAGTGAATGCCATACCGCTATTGACGGTTCCTTCAGTAACAAAGAACAGCGCACCTTCGGCAACTTCTAATGCGGAAACTGCGTCAAAGTCGGTCGCACGACTAGCCGCCCCAGAGGCAGCAACTATATATACACCATTTTCTGCTGGGGCTGATTGATTCTTCAGGAGAACACGGTCACCGGTAACGAGGGTTTTGCCGTCAAAGTTAGTCACACCATTAACTAAACCTCCTGTAGATATGTTCACATTAACAGTGCTTGCTAATCTTACGTTTGGTCTGATATCAAGACCTGGGGTTTCACTACCAACCGTAGTAATTTTAATAGCCCAAGGGTTGTTGTCGTATCTTTGACTGATAATTACAGATTTTGTTCCAGTAAGAACAAATTTGGCGGCCTCTCGTATTGCGGACTGAGTTCCAGCACCACGACCATATCCAGCAGGATAAAGTTGCCAAGTCTTAAACGCGGCTAAGTTGTTATTATCTATAATTCCAGTGTTGTTTAAATATATTTGACTTTTAGTTTTGTTTCCAGAAAATTGGGACAGCCATTCGCTATTTTCGTTTCTTACATGTTGATAATCAACGAGCCTACTTTTGCTCTCATAGGTATCAAAAGCGGTATTGGGTGGTATTTCTCTTCTGTCGTACCTAAACCATTCACTGTACAAAAACATGGTGTCGGATATTGCGTCAGTTAGAACTTCTACAAATCTAAAAAATGGATACGTTGGGTCAACCTCTCTGCTGTCGTAATCCTGATAAAAACCAGGAACGTAAGGACGCATGCTTTGTATAACTGGAGAGTTTGCCCATGCAATGTCATTTACTAAGTTAGGTGTTGATATGCGAACGTTTCCAGCGTTGTGGTTTGAAATAGTTAAAACAACTTTGTAATTAGTACTTGCTGGAGCGTTATTTGCAATCGTTATCTGGTTTGACCTTACAGCCCCCCATGTTCCACCTTGGATTGTTCGTGTATTTCCAGCGTCAACAACTCCGTTGGCATCATAAAGCGCAGCGTTTATAGTAATATTTTCGTCTCTTGAATAAGCAACACAACTAAATACAAATATACCCGCCCTATCGGCTACTTCAAAAACGTTATTTACATTTAGTGTCATAACAACAGGTTCTACACGACCTGTGGACATTTCAATAACGTAATGAGACGACCAATAGAAATCGTCTCCGGTTACACTGAGTGAAGCAGTACCGGCAGGGTTGGTGCTAACAACCGTCCAGTCATGGTTGGCTATTACGTAACTTAAAGGTATTGAGCGATTGGTCTCAACACTATAAGTTCTTAGCGCATTTTCGTCTAATAGTCTTTGTAGTGTTTTCATTCATCTACCGACACCAAAGTAACCGTCGTATTTGCAATAACCAAAGACGGCAAGGAACCTTTTTTTGTAAAAAGAACATTTCCGCTACTACTTGTTCCACCAGAGCCAGGAGTGACGGTTAAAGACTGAATATACAAAACTCCAGGAACTGAAGATGCTATAGAATAAAATTCAGAAAGTTTTATTCCGTCCGTAAATCTATAGTTAATCGGGGAAAAGTAATTTGTTAAAACGGTTTCAACGTTTTCTTGAACTACAGTGCTTTCGTAAGAAGAAGAATACGCCACCTCAATGCTTACAGTAAGGGTGACCAGGTTTACATCACGAACTTCAAGTTCAAGACCGGCAACAGTTTTATTCTGAATGTCAATTAAAATATCTGATTTTTGGTCAACAGTTAGAGTTTTGTTAATACCGTATGCAAACACTGTTACATATCCAGGTTCATCTGCATCTGCCCACTCAAGACCACTTGCTGAATTAGTAAGGTCATATGCCTTGCATCTGCTTACGGTTGAGGCAAAAGTCGATAATACATAGCCGTCAATTTGAGACGCGCGAGCAAAAGATGAAGACAGTGAACCGAGGAACTGGACAGACCTATTTAAAAACTCTTCAGTTGATTCAGCGCTTGTTCCGTTACTAACAAAATCATCAACCGTTACTCCAATTATGTTTGATGTTGGAGTATCAATTTGCAAATCGGTTCCTATCGGAATCGGTAGGATTACTCCCACATCAAGTGCTCGCGCTTCCCCGATTTCGGTGGGTAGCGCTTCCGTTCCGGTATAAACAACTGAAGCAATTGTTACTTCCTCTGTTGTTTCGAAGTAAACAGATTTTTGTTCTCCAAGAAATTCATAGTCATATCTAAGGATTGTTCCTTGTGGGACGATTGCTCCGTCATAGTCAATGCATGTGAATTCAACATCAATAATTGCCTGAGAACCGTCATTTATCCCAACACCCATCATCGCCACCAGACCAGCCATAAGTCTGTCGGGAAGTCTATTAATTGCTGAAATATTTAGCGCTGATATATAAGAAACAGCCTGAAGTATTGCATCTTCTGGCGTTCCTTGTCTTGGCTGGAATTCAGGCAGCGCAATTTTTGCGTACTCAATAGAGTCCAAATAAACATCCGTTGGAGAAACGTCAAAAGGGACTAAGTAAACATATTCTGAAAAATCTATTGGCATACCAATTACCCACGCAACTTAAAGGAAAATTCTACACTAAGCCCACCGTTTGGAGTAAATGATGGGTTTATGCCAGTTATGTCTACTTCGGGAACAAATCTTGCAGCATTGATTATAAAGTCTTCTGGTTCAATCGGAGTAAAAGATGGGTCAAGAATGCCAAATTCTGGAGTTATTGGGTGTTCCCCTGGCTCTGTAAGTAAAGAAATTGTCAAGATTTGTTTGTAGAAATCAAAAGTTCCCTCCTCTAGCCGCTTAAGGCCAGTATCGGTAAATTTAATGGGGAAGGAAAGACAGTCCATCTCAGTATTATCTCACAAAAATCTCAAAGACTTTCTAACGAGACCCAATCATAGTTAGCATTTAAGACGTAATCCGAGTTTGGCTGAGGTGCGATAAATATATCTAACTCCTCATTGTAGGTAAATCCAAGCCCTGCGTATCTTTTTCTTATAGAGTTATTGTAAGAAGTCTGCACCCATCTTCCACCCAAAAGATTGTTGCAAAAAGCAATGCCTATTTCTTCAGATTCTTTGCCTTCAGAATCAAGACAATTATTATCGGCAACTACAATAACTTGCGTGACTATGTTGTTTTCATCTAGTTGTGCGAAATGTGCCATCAGACTAGGTACCTTATAATCACAACACCTGAACCACCGTTACCGCCATATACGACAGTTCCGGAGTTGATGCCGTTTCCGCCTCCACCAGCGCCAAGGTTTGTAGTACCAGAAGTTACACCAACATTTGCTTTCCCACCATTACCTCCACCACCCGAACCTCCTGTGCCAGATGAGCCAGTAGACGTACGCTTTCCGCCACCGCCTCCACCTGCATAGGTAACAGATGAGCCACTGTAGGAATAAGCCGAACCTGCCCCACCGTTGCCACCTACGCTTTGAGAAGCGTTTCCACCAACGGCACCCTTGCCACCTCCGCCTCCACCTGCTTGAAAGTTTCCGTCGCTTCCAGAACCCCAACCTGAACCGCCGTTATTTCCCTGACCTGCGGTTCCGGTACCGCCAGGGTTCTGAGCATCAAATACCGCCATTCCGCCTCCTCCGCCTGAGCCACCATTAGCACCAGAAGATTCTGCTCCTCCTCCACCTCCACCCAGGGCACTGGTACTAGCAAAAGTGGAAGCACCGCCATTTGTTCCGACACTACCGGCAGAGCCTGAACCACCAGCACCGACTGTTACTGAATAAGTTCCAACAGAGGACGATACAGCGGCTGTTCCGGTAACTATTCCGCCTCCGCCTCCGCCTCCTCCGCAACGCTCAAAGGAAGAACCCGCTCCTCCTCCACCACCAGCAAGAAGAAAGTAATCCACACTGTTCGAACCACTGACGACGGTAAATACGTCAGTAGATGTAAAGGTGTGTATTTTGTAACCACCCGACGTAGTTTCTGTTCCGCCAGTAGCAATAAAAGGAGAACGACCTGGGACAACAATTGCGTCGCTGTACCATCTTGATACCTGGGTTGACGGCAATGCTCTTGGACCAAAACTCATTACAGAACCCTGTTTACGTATCCGCCAATAACAATGACATTTGCCGTTGATGCAAAAGCCCCAACAACTAAAGAGTTTTGAATAAGTAATCCTGGAACAACAAGGGTGTAGCCGCTTTCAGCAGGAATAGTCAATTCAATCAGGTCGTCTGGGGACGCAGTTCCGCCCCATTGAATTGTTAACTTCCTAGATGTCGTATCGGTATTCATGGCATAAAGCCAGACCTCGTCCAGCCCTATCGTGCCTGTTACTGCGGTGTGTATAAGTGTTCCGGTTCCAGAGGTAGCGACTACCTTTATTTGTTTTCCGTTTGTGCTACCAGATAGTAGTTGTTTTGAGTATGTAGCCATTTTTGTTAACCAAACATCTGTGAAGAAATAATTGCTTGGTCATTATCATAACCCACATTAACCCAGTTGGTTCCGTCGTACTGAAGCACTTGTCCGGCAGTAGGGGTAGTTAAGTTTGGGGTAAATATGTTTCCATTAACCCAGTTGGTTCCGTCATACTTAAGCGCTTGTCCGGCAGTGGGGGTAGTTAAGTTTGGGGTAAATATGTCTCTTGAGTTTATGTATCCAATTACATACATTTCGTCGTTAGACATGCTTGTAAAAGCACAAAGAACCTGCTCATCCGCAACTAGAGGGCTATTCGTGTTTGAATTAGCAACTCGTAGTGGTCCTATCGTGTTTCCCAGTTTGGGTATTGATACAAACACTCTTCCATCGGCGGCAACTTTTTTTACAATGCCGACATAAATACCGCCCATTGGGCTTGGATGTGAAGACCCCTTGCTTCTGTTTACTACATTAACCACCACAAACTCCTATGTATGGGACCGGTGCCGATTCGTATGTAACCAAGTTTAACCATGTTACTTGAATGGTGTTAAGGTTTTCAATATACGTAATTGCATCAGCAGTATTGCCACTAGCAAATTTTCCCAAATGTTGTCCGGTAGTTAAGTAGTACTGCCGAGCGTCTGTATCTGAATAAATTCTTCCGTTAATAACTGGGGTGTACACGACCTCATTGGCTCCGTCGTTAAAATAAGAACTCAACAAAGTACTAATTGAACCATTGGTATTTTTTACCAAAGGTCTAGAAGTTAGCGTAATGTTTCCAGCCACAAGCGGAGTTGGTCCAGATGACGGGTAAAGGGTAGCAGGGAGACTTGCTGCTGATATCTGCCCCCCTGTTGGGTATACAGGCACGTCAATCGTCCACGGCTTTGCAGTTCTATTAAGTATGTTTTCTGCCGATTTCGGAAATCTATTTTTAAGAACGTTTTTTTGTACTTCAATTAATATCTCTATATATTTTTTGGCTTTTGCTTCAGTAAGAAATATTCCATGATGCAAGTCTTCTGATTCATATTTTGTTTCTGCTTCTGCTGTCGTTAGTACTGTCGGAACGTTGTCGCACCAAAGACGTTCTGTTATGACGAACACTCCAGCAATGGAAAACGACCACGAAGCAAGAGTCCCAGAACCACCAATCGTATCGCAGGTCATTGTTAAAGTTGTTCCCGAAACCGCAACTATGCCTTCCATGAAGTTTGCCGAGTTTGCTGTACTGGAAGCACGAACTCTTTGACCGTTTGCAAAAGAACTGTTTGCTGTGATTGTAAATACTTTTGACCCTACCCCTATTGCTCGTGATGTTGTTGACGTAGCCCCAATAAATGTAGCACCAGGAATTCCTGCTACTGTTGTTGAATAGACATGAGGATTTAAAGTTGGACCTGCCAGCGCTCCGTACTCATATTCAAGACTAATAGGTCTGTTGTAACAGTCAATATTTCCAGCAACTAAAATATCTGCAGGAATTAAGTTATAACCCTTAAAAGAATTTAAATCCGATTTTGAAATAGGATAAGTCTGAAGTCTTCTAGAGTTTGGAATTCGTGCAACATTTTGAGGGCCAACTGGATTTATTGTTGTACCAACTCCAGAAAATTGTGGAGTTCTTTCATTAAAAGACGGAAGACCAACGCTTGTCACCCCAAGTCTTGGTGAAGGTTGAAAATATTCACTGTTAAATATTTTACCTATTGGTAGTTGGGGAATTTTTGGTTCTTTGCCATTTACCTTTAATCTTTCTGGCGTTCTAAACTCAACAGAAACAGGGTCTGTTATTTGTTCTCCATAAGAAACGCTAGTAATTAAATAAAACTTACTCATATTAGGAACGTTATTTATTCTTATTGTCATTCCTGGTCTTAGTTGAACACCGTTAGTTCGCGCAACAAGCAGGCTGCCATCACCCTCTAGTGGGTCGTTACCAGAATTTCGTAATGAAGGAAGACTTAGAACTTCAAATATCCTATTATTTTCTTTATTTATGGGAGCATATTCCATTGGTATAAAAAATCTGTCTGGATATTTTTCGGGAAGTTGATTTTTGCCAATTATCGGCTTACCGTTTTTTAATTTTATTTTGCCTTCAGTTTTTACAGTTCCCCACTTGTACATAAGCCATTTATGAGTACCAAAATATAGAGTTCCATCGGCAACAAATACAACATATTGAGAATTTTGCGCGATGCTAGTGATTACGGTCCATACTGAATCTTGTTGACCGTCACCCGAGTTTTTGGAAGCACTTTTTATTCTTGCACTTTTTTCTCCAACAAATTTGAGACCATATTTTATTGCCGCTTTTTGAACAAAGGTGTAACCAGAACCACCAATAGAACTTGGTTTTTTATCTCTCTTCATTTGTTGAATTGCTTTTGGCATAGCCTCAACCGTCCATTGAGGGGATGCGCTGCCTTGCTGTCGGACACTGGCGGAAACAATTTCGTACACGTGTCTTAATCTACTTATTATTGGCTCTGAAGTACCGGAGGAAGAGTTAGCAACTCTAATGTTTGATATTGCAGTAGTTTCATACACAACATCACGCCCAATAACAAAGTAATTATTAGAAGCCATTTCAAATCCAGGGTCAATTATGGTGAAAGACAATTGGCTAGCCATATCCATTGTGTAACTAATATTTAACGTCAGCAAGTTTGACGCTACTGTCGCCATTTGTTTTTGTGTTAAATCGCCTATTTGTAGTGATGTTGATGTAAACATTTTTACCTAGATTATCCAGTTTTTTCTGTAGTAGCAATGTCTCTTGAAAATGTAAACCGAGGCGTTGTGAGGCCATTTATGGGGTCTACCGGTTTGCACGGTTTAGGTTTACAAATTTTTGGAACAGGAATTTTTGATGGATTCAATGGTGGAAGAGCAATAATATCTCTAGCAATAATTGGGTATTCATTCAAGGTTATTGAAACTTCAGCCGCTGCCATCTTGCGGCCGTTTGGCGTCATTCTTGTTGCGGTAATTGACATGTCGGCAATTACCCACTGAAGATTGCGTGTGTTATTTACATATGGAAATCTAAAAGACGTAGCGGTCAATGTATTTAAATTATGAAGAATTACCGGGTATGGTCCGCCAGCCATTGCTCTTAAATTTTCTATTTGTTCATCAATCGAAACGTCAAGACCGTCATTGACTATTGTTGACTTAGCATTACTGGTGTTTGCATCAACTACGTCTGTTCTTTTGCCAGAAACTAAAAATCTAAAAGTGCACTTGGTTAAGTTGTATTTAGACCAATCAACCATTGCATAATTTCCACTTCTTTCAACTTCGTTCCACACTGAAGAAAGTTGAGTAAATTCAAAACTATTAGGAATTATGTTAAATACGTGAGTCCTAATTATTCTTTCACGAGTATTGGTAACTGAATTAAAATCTGTAATAGTTTGCTGTATGTATGGAAGGTTTGTATTTTGCCCACCAATTATTCTGTCCGGCAAAAAATTTAAAATTGCAGTTGTTTGGCCGGTTGGAGGTAACGGCCCTTTTCCTAAAGGAGGAGCGCTCGGGTTTTTTACGTCGGCGATGGGTGTTGAGGAAGACTCGGTTGATGGGGAAGACCCAGAAGAAAGAGGCAATCCCGTTGATGCAGATAGTCCGGCGGCACGTGTGGCTGTTGCGGATGTACCTTTGTTTTGTGAACCACTAGAGTAAACCGAAGCACCAGATGCTGCTGCTGTATTCTTTACTATTCTTGCCACTGCGGCTTCCGAGGCTGGATTTGAACCCCATTTACCGTCAGATGCCCCATTTAAAAAAGCCATCACTTCTGCCCTGTTAATAACGGGATTGGCAACAACACTTACCAATTTAGAGTCGGCACCAGTTGATGCAACAGTAGTTGTTGGTTCGGCAGTTGCTGATTCACCGTTTATAAACTTAAAATCAGAGTCTGTAATACTGATAAATATAAAAGAACCCCAACTCTTAATGTCGTACTTGGTTCCTCTATTTAATCTTTTTAGCACTACGTCAGTTGTGTATTCAACTTTTGTTCCAGTGCCAGTAACCGTTGACGGCTTGTTTCCAGCCTTGCCGGAATTAACAAGAACTTTGTATGGAGGTCCTGGTTTTAGTGTCACAGCGTTAATCGCTGCCCAGACTGGTTCTTTATTTAATGTTTTATACGAAGTACATACATAAGTAACAAAAGTTATTGGGTCGTCTGCGTATTTTCCTGGAACCTGGTTATCAAATGCTTTTTTGCCTTTTTCCCATACAAGAACACCGCTGTCTGAATAAAATCTAATTGGATTTTGATAAGCGCTACCTTCTTTTGACATTATCTTCTCTCCGAGTTAGAACGTTCAATTTCTTTTACTTTTTGCATAACCATGTCTGCTATTTCTTTTGCCGAAGCGTTTTGATTGCCAGTTACATAAAAGTTGTACTCATTGCCTCTTCCAGCAGAACTGGTCACTAATGGTTGCTGAGGCAAACCAGCAACTGGCATTCCAGTGTCACCCATTGCACCCGAACCAGGAACAACATGAAGATGTCTTGCTTTGTTAACTCCGTGGAATTCAGCAAAACCGCCAGTTGACTTTACGAGCGATTGGTACTGTCCAAGGTTTTGTCCAACAATGTCATATGCTCTTCCGGTTACATGGTCGGAGTTAATTGAGCCAAGACCATAGTTTCTGTATCCAGAGGTAACTGTTCTTTTTCCGGTCAATGCGCTATCCATTGAGGCGTGGCGACCCATCGTCTGAGAAAGGCGACTAGATGTTGTGTCGCCAAATGCCTGCCCACGGGGGGTGGTCGTGTCATCGTGGTCAGCCCACCAAGAAGGAGCAGTGTCGTACCAAGCCGGAGTTGCCTTGTCTGTGTCTTCAAAAAAAACTTTCATCTTTTCAATTAATTCTGTTGTTTTTTTACCAATTGCTTCAGGTAGTTTTGTTGTGTCAATGGTTTCCTGCTTGCTTGCCGTTGTAGTGACTAAGCCACTCATTCCAATCATGTCTAGCAGTGCTTTCGTAGAGTCGCCGCCTGCTGCATCAATCAAGTTTTTTCCAGCAGCACCACTAGGCAATTTAAATTCTGCATTTGCAGCATCCGAAAGTGCTACCTGCTGTTGTGGGGTCATTGCTTTGAATCGTTTAGTAAATTCCGCTGTATCAATTGACTTTCCAGTGCCATCAGGGCCAAGAAGTGCTTTATTTAATTGAGTGCCCAAATCGTTTCCAAATTGTGTGGTTACTGTATCAATTAACTTTTTTGATGTTTCGTTTTTGTCAAATCCAATTTTGTTTGGGTCAAGATATTGGAAAGTTCTCCCTTCGTCAAAGATTCCCCCTTGTTCGTAGTCCAAACGGTATTGTGCAAGTGCCTTTACTCCGTCACCAAAATATGCGGTGTAATTCTTTAGTTGGTCACTCAGAAAAGTATTCTGGGCTTCCAGGCTTGTTTTTCCGCCACCTCCTGCTGCTAGTTCCCTAAAAGACTCCGACCTTTCATCAATTATTTCAGGAGCCCGAATAGACTTGTTTGCTTCATCAAAAAGCGATGTTGCATCAATGAGTACACTTGTTGTCGCTGCTCGCAATTGCTGAGCAGTTTTTACTGTGGTCAAGCCAAGTTCTTTGAGAACTTCGTTGAAGTCTTTGGTACTGTCCATCAAGTTAACGCCCATCGTTTTAGCGAGGGCTATGTTTTCTTGGTCTGATTTTCCTGTAATTTTTGCTAAAGCGTCAAGACGACTGTTGTAGTTCTTTTGAAGCGGAGCCATTGCTGCTTCGCTGACTTCCATATCTGTACGCATTTTTCTCAAAGCCTCACCAGGCTTCTTCATCATGTCTTCGTACTGCGTTTTGGAATATGAAACACCATACTTTGATTGGTTTCTATAAATCTCGGTTAATTTTGATTCTTGCTTTTGTCTGTCAACATCTTTTTTGTTGTTTGTTCCAAAGCCAAGAGGGTTTAAAACCCTGTTATCCAAAAGGCTCTTACCACCAAGTTTGGAGATAATGCCAGCAGAGATGTTCCCCGCTATGTCCAAACTCGTAGTAGCGCTGCCAACATATTTTCTAATCAACTTAGGCATTCTTTTTCCAGTTGCGCTTTCAAACGCTAAACCAAGTTGACCACCAGTTGCACCGCGGTTCATTACGTCTGGCACTATCCCAGCGTAGTTTTTTCTATTGAGCGGAACTCCTGCCGTATCTGCAAGAAGATTTTTTTGATATTTTGATGCAGTTTTTAAAATGTCTCTGGTGGCACTTCTTCCAACACCAGTTTCTTTACGTGTTGCATCAAGGGCAAATGAAAAAGAATTATTGATAATACTATTGGCTACTTCACCAGCAGCCGCTTTTGACTTCTTAACTTCTTCCTTCTTCTTATTTAGTGTTCCCATGATTCCGCCAGAAACAGCACCAATGAGACCACCAATAATTGCACCTGCCGCTGTACCAATAACTGGAACAAAAGAACCAATAAGTGCACCAGCAGCGGCACCTCCTGCAAGGCCGCTAACTGCACCGCCTGTTGCTGTTTTTGCTTTGTATGCGGTTCCAAGACCTGCTACAGCAATACCTGCGAGTGGGTTCATTGCACCAACGGCACCACCTAGCGCAAGAGCACCTTGCGCTTCTTCAGGAGCAAACTGCGACATTGCACCAAGAGCAAGCGAGGTTCCCATCTTTGCGCCACCAGAACCTTGAAACTTTCCAAATCTTTTCATTCCCTTGGATTGCCTTGGGCCGGAACGAGCAGCGCGGTTGGCCATTGCTCTTTGTCTTAGTTTTGAACTTGTAGTAAATTGCCCTTGTCTCCGGCCGGACTTAACTCTTCTGTTTGCTTTTTCAGCGGCTAACTTGTCGCCGTCGGGGTCATCTGCGTCCGCAGTAAACATGTCATAAGATTTTTGTCTGTATTTATCGGACATTCTCCGCAATCTGTCATTCTTAATTCGTGAATCACGAACCTTGTAACCACGTCGGTTGTAAATTGGGTTTCCGTCTGGGTCAAGGTTGTCATAGGTTCCACTTGGTACCACGCTGTAAATAGGAGACGATGGACCAGGACGACCAGGAACGCTTATTCTTCCTAGAGCGCTAGGACCGAGAGCGTTTCCAAAAGCAGGACGACCACCAGGACCCATCGGTCCACCTGTAGTTTGAGCAAAATTACCACCAGTTCCGTAGTACATTCCAGGTATTACACCAGGACCCATTGGACCACCCGTATTTGAAGCAAAATTACCACCAGTTCCGTAGTACATTCCAGGTCTTTGTCCTGGTATTACACCAGGCGGGTATGTAATAGGCGGGTATGTTGGTGGTATTGCACCAGGCGGTAATGCATGAGTTCCTCCCATTCCACCTGCTGGTGGACCGGTTACCACTCTTCCGCCACCAGGAGTTCCGCTAGTAACAATTGTTGCATTAGGGGCATTGATGGTCGCGTTTTTTGTGACAGCGCTTGCAACCATTCCACCCTTAGTGTTCTTCATTGCATTCAGACCGGTGCGAACGCCGAGAAGCATTGCGAGTGCGCCTATGGTTCCACCGCCACTCAACGAACGCATACCCTTCATGAAACTGGTCATTTGGCTAACCATTGCAGAAATACCTTTAACAACATCGTTAATAAATGGCATTAAGTCCTGTAGCAACTTTTTCATTTCTGTTTGAAACTTCATTATCTCGCCAATGAGTTCACCAATTCTATCTCCGAACTCAATTACGGTTGCTTTGTTATTTACTAGCCAATCGTTGAACTGTCCAAAACTTGATGCGGCAATATTTTTGACATGCACCCAAATTGCGCCAAACATGCTTTCAATCACACGTGCACCATCTATAAAAGGTCTTAGTTTGTCAAGCGTTTCGTTCCAGCCGTACTTAAACTCTTTCCACCATGAAGCCATTCTTTCAAACATCCCAGTAACTGTTCCAAGGTTTTCGTTAATCAAGTTAACCGAGAGGTCTGTAAGTTTTTGAACCATACTTACAAGACCATCAAGCATTGATGTCATGCCAAATCTTTGTGTACTTCCTGAAATTTTTGCAAACCCACGACTGAGAATATTAAAAATCTCAAACATTGATTTCTTGATTGGCTCTAGAAGTGGTTGACCCATATCTCCAAATTGAACTTTGAGAAGATTAAAGTATCCTTTAAGTTTGCTAATCAAAGTTCCAGATACTGCTTCAAACTGGCCTTCAAGACCGGCAGCCTTTGCAAGTTCACCAGACGTAATTGCTGCCTCAAGAGATTTTTTATTGTTAATTTTTAAGTCTTTGAATGCTTTGTCAACTGCTTTTTTGTCTGGGAACAACTGCTGTGCCGAAGTCTTCGCTTCAGAGAATGATTTCTTTGAATCTTGAAGAAGCGCAATCAAGTCTGCTGCTTTTTTAATTCCTTCTTCAATCGGTTGACCTGCTGAAGCGAAGTCCATAAGTCCTTTAAGAAGACCTTGGCTTTTTCCTGTGAAGGTTGAAGTCTTTGAGATAGTTGCAAAAGCAGCATTTAAGTTCTCCACACCAACAGAAGCAAGGTCAACGTCAGCATGAAGGCCACGCATTACTTGTCTTGTCTGATTAAGGCTGGAACCGAACTGACCCTTGCTGGTCGTTTTGTATGCGAACATTGCCGCTTGCTGTTCACGTATTGCAGCCGACGCAGCAGCCGCAGCAGCCACCACAGCGGCCATACCAGCAGCAAGTGGACCCAAGGTTGACTTCATGAGTTTCATGGCTCCATTACCCAGCAGGAAAGCAGCATGAACACCTAGCATTGCAGCGCCCATGGCTGCCATTTCTATAGTTGCACCCTTTAGTGAAAGACTCAAACCTTTTAATCCGATAGTTCCAACCATCTTGATTGCTTTGTCAAATTGGTCAAACGAGCGTTTCCATTTAACAAGGGTTTTGGTAACACTACCCCCAGCACCCCCAGCACCCCCAGCACCCCCAGTGCTTGATGCAAAACCAGAACCAATTTTATTGATTCTTCTCTCAAGTTTGTCAACAGAACGCTCAACGCTCTTGATTTGTGCTTTAGCCCTAGCGGCACCGTCTACATCAATCTGTAGTTCAATTTTCGCTTCGGCCATGGGCTACTCCAGAATTACATGAGCGACCAAAGGTTTTTACGCTTTTTGCGCTTTTTGTTGTTCTTCGCGGTCGTTAGAAACCACTTTAGCACAAGCAAGGCGTATCAGCCATTCATCATCGCTACAATCAAGGAGTCTTACGGGGTCTGTTCCAAACAGTTCACCTAATCGCGCAGCAGAGACGATTAGGGGGTCATTTACTAACTCCCCGAAGACTCCGTCGTAGGGTCCGAGGTGTCAATTGTATCCGAGTAACCGGAAGCGTCAAGAATCGCCAGAGCAGCGGCTTCAAGGTGAGGGTCCACACCAAAGAATGCGCGAACCGCTTCTGGGATTGGTCTAGTCGTATCTGTCATCGCAAGAATGTCGGCTGCCGCAAAGTTCATTGTGTAGCCATTCTCGTCATAAACTTCTTCGCCGTCAAAAACAATACCTACTGTGGTGCTTCCGATTACGTAGCAGGAGAACTTGATTGAGTCCATTCCGGCCTTGCTGTCTTCTCCGGAGTTCTTACGCCACTGACGCAATTGATGTTGCGTAATATTTGGACTAATTCGCAAAGAAACACCTGGACGTTCTGGGACGTCAAGACGAACGACTGGTCGTTCAACCTTCTTCTGAATTACTTCTTTAAGGCGGGCAAGAACATTTGGTTCTTCAACTTTTGGAATTGATGGAGTCTTTGGCTCAGCCTTTTTTGGTGAATCAGGCTCTGAATAAAGGGAGTTGTTTTCTGTCATAACAGCACATTAGCACAACATCACATGAGTGATGCAACTAGGCTGTAAAACGTTTATTTAATTTTTAGACAACGCCTTGAACAGCGAATGTAAGAGCAAACGTTGCTGGAGCACCGGATGATGAGTCACCATCTGGTTCAGTCATTCCAACAAGAAGGCACTTTGAATAGGTACGGTCAAGACCCTGAACAACAATGTCGCAATCGTAAGTTGTGACGGTAATGTCGTAGTACACGCGACCAATGAGTGGTCTCAGTGCCTTAATCTTGGCTGCAATACCGGTTTGAGTATCTGATTCCACTCTGTCGTCGTCGTAGTGAGCAGTGAGCGTGATGTCACCAATCTCTGCTGGCGCGCAAAGAACTTCGGGAAACTTTGCTCCACCTGGGTAGATTTTCTCAACTGATGCCGTAATTTCGCCACCTGAAACCTGCGCAAATCTAAACCCTGTCCATTTTGGCGAAGTTGCGCCAATTGGTGAAATTTCTGCGAGGATTTGCCTCTGTGATACTTTAGCCATCGCTTACTCCTAATTATACCGTAACAGTTGATGTTAGATTTGATTTGATAATTGTAACTTCAATCTTGTCACCGATTGGCGAAACTCGTACACCGAGTTGCGCTTTGACTGTGCCTCCTGCAAGTTGTGCAGTCGTATTGATTGAACTGTCGCACTTGACCGAGTAACCAGGGTCAATAAGTTTTCCGTTGGCGTCAACGGCTTCGTAAAGAGCACCGATAGCCTTCATTCTTTCGCAGATTCCGGTCAGTCTTCCTTCAATTGAGGAGAACAAACCACCGCGACCATCAACAACAGCGAAGATTAGGTCTTCCATTGAAGCGTTAGCCTCAGAGACAACGCTGTTGACTGTGTCTTGAGTTGTGATGAATCTAAAGTTGTCTGTGTCTAGTGAGAGAGAACGCGCTCCGTAGACTCTTACCGTGTTGGCAATAATTCTAATTGCGTTTACGTAGTCTGTATCAAGCGAATCTCCAAGAGTTCTATCGACGTCAACTTCAACACCACTAACAAAACGAGCAGCAGAGATGAGACCAGCGTATGGCTGATGAGGGCCAGTCTGGTTGTGTGCAAGTGCACGCTTTCCAGCAGCGTAACCATCTGGTGGAATCAATCTTGTTACACCAGCAACGTCCGTTGGAACGTATACCCACGGGTAGTAGAGAGCGGCATGCTCGGAACCAGTTTCAGCAGCGAGCGAAGTTGCTGCTGCAGTAATTCCAGTTGCTGCTTCTGCGAGGTGGCAGATTGCAATTCTGTTGTATGTATTTGCGTGAGCAATAAGGTCTGCGTTGATTGCGTGTGTTTCTGGGCAGGAAACTGCACCAGGTCCAAAAGAATCGTTGAACAAAGAAAGAGCAGTA